GGTATCGCAAAAAGTGACAAACTTTTTATAATAATTATAATGTTACTATATTATATATAGTATGATCATAGCTTGGATACTTATACTTATAATTGTAATATTTATTATGATACGAGAAGCTGATAATATTACAGGTGAACGCGTATCTATTCTTGGATTTTCAACAAAATACTTTCACATGTCAAATGGTGAATCAAAAAAGATGTATAAACAAATGCGTAAGGATGGTATACCCGACGAATCACTTAAAGAATTTATCATGATGGAAGATCGTTTCCTTAAACTTGAAAATTTATCGGTGTGTACACAAACCTCGAGAATAATTGAGGCATTCGGTCTTTCTAAAGAAATAAAAGATAGATTTCTCGGGTACGATTTTTCATATCACGCGAAACACCTTAAACAAATTTCCGAACCACATAAACTTATAAATCGAAGTATAGTATGTTCGTAAGGTATAAAAGTGTACGTCGATGTGTCCCAGGTTCCATCTTATGTATATTATCGAATATGAATATCATAAGATTTTGGTCATCGGGGTCACGATATTTTTCTAGATATTCTTCTGCATTATCACTGTTTATAAAATCATCTGTACAATGGTATTCAATTTCTAATTTACCCATAGTAGTCCCACCTTTTCTTTCAATGCTAATATAATCTGCTAAAGTATAAAATATACTATCTATAATGCTCGACAAAATATATTTATCCCAACGATCTTTATAATCTATAATAAAGTCATTTGTATTTTGTCGGACACGGTTTAATAATAGTTCTCTCGGATCGTCCATCTTTTTATTTATTTTTGCGGTTATTCTTTAACGCTGACGGTGTATTTTGTTGAAGTTGACGTTTTATTGTAACGTAATTCTTTATTTTACTACTATTAAGAGCGTATGTTTTTTGGTAAATTCGTCGCATATTTTATAACGTTATTTACCATATTTTTACCAAACTTACCATACAACTTTTGTGCTTCGTTTCTGAGAAGTTTTTTCTTAAGTGCATTTTCTTGGTTAAGTTTCATGTTTTTGACCATAGCTTTTTTGATGTCGTTTGCGACCATCTTTCTTATACACCGTTACGTGTAGTTACATTAGAGATATCTTTCGCTTATTCATTCTCTCTTTACATCACGTACATTTTTATCCAAATTCATAACTTTACCATACTTTGTCATCCACTTTTTACCATACATTTTAACGAGATCGTTTCTTATACCCGTATCATTGAGTTTTCTTTTCTGATTGGTCGCGTTTCGACTTCTTCTCATTTTAAGTGCGGATTCCATTTCATTTGCAAGTGAATTTGGTGAATTTGCTGTATTTGGTTTATTTTGAAGTTTATCACATAACATTTTTACAGTATCCTTATCGTCGATCGTGATACCTTTAGATAATGCCATCGCAACGAGTTGGTCTTTTTTCATCGTTCGACACAATTTTCCATCTACTTTTAAGTTGGATGTACCCTTCTCAATCGCATCGAGTGCCGAACATATAACATTTTTAGTATTTTTTTCACGTATCCCGACAACACCCAACTTTTTAGCAACGTCGAGTAAAACGGGTTTTGTAAGTCTATCACACTTACGTCCACCTATTTTCATAGTACCATCTTTATCATAAGAAATAGAAACGTTTTTAGGTGTACTTTTTTTCTTAGAAACACTTCGTTTCTTTGGGATTTTAAAACAGCAATCTGATCCCTGTGGGTTTTTACGAACTTCAAAACCATTTTTACATGGTGGGCGACGTGGTTTAGGACACGTAGACGCTTTTACACTTTTCATCATAGGAAGTTTTGGGGCATTTACATTACGGTTTACCAATCCCATTGTGTACCCTAAAACATGGAGTAGTTTTACCATATCAACACCTACTTTATACGCGTTTTCGAGGTCATCCGGATCACTTTCACCTTGAACTTGAACGACACCCGAACCAAGTTTTCCAGATTTAGTCGATAGAACAAAATTATGATCTTTATATGTCATGTATAAAAAGGGTGTCAATTCAGATTCGTAACTAACACTTTGTGCTTTTATAGGATTTTGTTGAGAAATTCTTGTTAAATCAAAGTTTACGTTTGTATTAAAGAAACCAGCAATATTGTTATATTCAATTTCGTTATATAAAAAACCTTGTTTTTGTGTATATGTATCAATTAAATATTTACGCAATGATTCGGGTTGTTTTTTAAGATTACTGGACCCTAAAAATCCACCAGAAAATCGTATTTTACCATTACTGTAAATAACAAATGTGAATTTTTTTTGTTCGGTTCCATCCATCGTGTACCCACTTAACTGTACCGAAAAGAAGTCCTTTTTTAAATCACCTTTTAAGCCAAAATTAGATGTGTGTATGGCACCCGTCTGAAACCTCCCGTAATACCCTTTAATCTCGTTAAGATCTAATGTTAAACCGGGTGCTATTTGAGCATGTCCTTTTGGTTTTTGTTTTAAAATGTATTGTAAATCGACACGCTTTTCATCTTTTGAAAACTTTTTGTTTACAAGGACGTTGTACATACCTGGATGAAATTTTCCAATTTTAAGACCACTTTGTTTAGATGGTACCACCTTGGATTCAGTCTGAATAGATATATTCGAATTTTTTACGAATTGCCTGGGATCCATATCTTAATCTAACGTAATATTTTAATTAATATTCGTTGCCAAATGTAATATCTTCATTCACTATATCTACACCAAATATGAACGCCTGTCTGGGGTAATTACGACCTTTGTATGTAAGTGTTACTTCACGAACTTCTATTTCACGCTGACTGAATGGACCAACGTAAAAATCCTGTGTAAAACGAGGTTTACCAAGATTATTTGCTTGACAATGTGAATTGATACGCAACAAATTCTTTTGTGGACAAATAAGTCTTTCCCGTATTTTACACCCGTGGATTGCATGAAGTTTCGAGTGTACTTGCACAGTCGCATGCGACTTGTTTTTGAACCGCCTTGAAATATTCTGGAACGACATTCCAAATATCTCGATCTGCATACTTTTGCGCGTATTCAAGATATGCACGAATACACTTTTGAAGTATGATGGGTAATTCTGCATCGAGTTTATATTCGAGTGTTGGGTCGGCATCCTTGACTTGTTTACCAAAGTTCCACGTAAGAATACGACGCAAAACACTACCTGAATTATCTTTCCAATTTGGAACTTCATTACCACCGAGTATACCGGGTGTTGTCCATTCAAACGATTTAGCTTTTTCGTGTTTTACCGCAATGGATACGTCTTCACCAGACACAATAGATTGAAATTCAGCCTGTTCGAGTTGTAAATCACCTTTTACTTCGGGGGCTATGAACATGAATGCATCATAAATGGACGATAATCCAAATTTCTTTTCAACATTATTTGAAAGTGTACGTACATCGTCGGCGTTATAGAATTTACGAAACACTTTTGTGATAAGAGTCGATTTACCTGAACGCGCAATACCTTTTAAGAAAGGTATAATCTGCCATGTATCTATATCATTTACATCAAAACATAAACGACCACCCATAACATACATCCATTTAGATATATCAGAATCAAACTTTTGGTAATCGAGAACCGATTGAAAAAAGGGAGTTGGAATATCATACCAGTTTTCGAGGTGTTCGTAATTCGTAAATTCCTTATCGAAATATTTACAACTTACAATGGTTTGATCAAGATTTTTAAATTCACGAGACTCGTACGTATAAAAGTTCGATTCATAGAGACCTGTTTGTGCAGACCACTCTTTACCTATAAAAATACCATTTTTAAACGACCAGACGTGTCTATTTTTAATAATCTCTGGAAACTGCATATCTTTACAATGTGTTAAGTGTCGAATAACGTCGTTATATGCTGATCCACGACTCGATAAATTTTTCCAAAGTTCATACCGTGTTTCTTTCTGTGCAACCCCATAAACATATTCCTGTATTGTTTCGACCTGTTTCCATGCACGTGTATCTTTACCATCTTCGGTCTTAATCTGTGTACAACAGTACCCCTTGTATCTTTTAACATTCGTTTCGTAAAGGTTTTGTAAACACGCGAGAATTGCCTGTTGGTATGGTGCCAGTTCTTCCACCTTTTCCATGGTCGAACACCTAAAAATAGATGGATCTGATTCTGGGTTTATGGGAACATATGTCGGGTTATTGATACGTTCGTGTATACGAGCCGCCCTAAAAATAATTTGCCATGCATCGTCGACCTGATCAATAAGACGATTTATACGCATGGATATTTTCATATCTTCATCGTCTTCGGTATCTAAAAGTTTTAAAACTTCAGCCCGATGATACATTTGTCCCAACTGCATTTTTAGGCGTTTGTGGTTTCCAGAAACAAGTTCAACGTCAAACCGAACGGGTAACCCCGTTTCAGGGTCGAGGTCCTGAGGATTTATAAAGTTTTTATATCCAAGTTGGAACGATATCATACTATTATCCGTAGTATTGATGTCCCACATATCTTCTAATTGTGATAGAAGGTGCATAAACTCTTCAGGGTTGAGTGATTGAATCTGGTTAGACCACATAATAGCATTGGATTCACGTTGATTTGATTCCGAACTAATAAAATGTGTTTCCTCCATTTTCTTTTATTACATATGGATTATTTTTCTAAGTTAATTTTTTTGCATCTGAGATAACATTTTTATAAGAATTTTGTTTTGAACTTCCATCTGTCTGGAAATATTTACCAGTGCGGAACATACGGTATCACCATCTTCAGTCGCGAGGACCGAACTTAAGAGTCCACCCATATCCATCATATATGGTTCATCTTCGAATTCATCTTCGAAATCATCGATATCCGGGAGTTCACCTCCGACTGTAGTTAAGTCATCTTCTTCAATATTCGATCCAGTTTCAGATTCAAATTCGCTATTTTCATCAATTTCTTCAGACTGATCAATTTCTTCAGTTGGTTCAATAAGTGTTTCTTCTTGGTCGGTCATTTATATGTACCAGGAAAAATGGGGTCGGGTTTTTTCGCAGGTTTCACCCGAAATAAAAATCTCTGCCTATAGTACAAAAACAAACAATATGGCCGGTGGTCTCATGCAACTCGTCGCCTACGGCGCCCAAGATGTCTACTTGACTGGTAACCCAAAAGTCACTTTTTTCCAGGCGGTCTACAAACGCCACACTAACTTTGCGATGGAAAACATCGAACAAACTGTCAACGGTACTGCCACGGCTGGTGGTCGCGTTTCCGTCACGGTCGCCAGAAATGGTGATTTGATCTCGGACATGTACGTTGAATTACAATGTTCCGGAGCACCAGGTATTACTAAAGATGCGTGGATTGCGGAATCCGCGATCTCCACTGTCGAATTGTCCATCGGTGGTCAAAGAATCGACAAGCACTACCAAAAGTGGTGGAGATTGTACGCGGAATTGTACATGGACGAATCCGCGAAGTTGAACTACGGTAAGATGACTTCGGCGACTATTGATGACGAAAAGGTCTTCTTGCCATTGATCTTTTTCTTTAACAGAAACCCAGGATTGGCCTTGCCATTGATTGCTTTGCAATACCACGAAGTCAGAATTGACATCGACTTGGCGGACGGGTACGCTAACTTCGACTCCTTGAAGGTGTGGGGTAACTACATCTACCTTGACACTGAAGAACGCAGACGATTTGCGCAAAAGGGTCACGAATACTTGATCGAACAAGTCCAACACACTGGCTCGGACTCTTTAGCGTCTTCCGCTGGTGCGACCAAGCAAATCAGATTGTCGTACAACCACCCAGTCAAGGAATTGGTCTGGTGTACCACTGAAACCTCCAACGTTATTGGTGACGCGAACGGTGTGTGGAACTTTACCGACACCTCGGTCACAGTGTCTTCCGCCATGGCGTCGGTCGCCGACTCTAACGTCGCGGTTGCCCCAAATGCCGCGGGTGCGCCAGCCTTGTACGGCCTCGCGCAATTCGATGAAGAAACTTCGGGTCCACTCGACAGCTTCAAGTTGGTCCTCAACGGCCAAGACAGATTCAAGGAACAAGGCGGTAAGTACTTTAACTCCGTCCAACCATTCGTCCACCACTCCTCCTCCCCAATGCCAGGGATCTACTCGTACTCTTTTGCGCTCAAGCCAGAAGAGCATCAACCAACGGGTACCTGTAACTTCTCCAGAATCGACAACGCGCAAGTCTCCATTTCGGTCAAGGGTGCCTCGTCTCCAAGAGATGCTGCGTCCACCAAGAATACTCTTAACATGTTCGCCACGAACTACAACGTCCTCAGAATCCAATCGGGTATGGGTGGCCTCGCGTTCTCCAACTAAGCGTCTATTAAGCGTTTAAAAATTAAAAAATAAATAAAATTTACAATTTAAAAATTAAAATTTAGACCAAATTTTAAAGTTTAACCCCCAAAACTCGACGCAGTTTTTGCATAACGTTAGGATCCGGAATTGATTTACCTAATTCGTATGAAGAGATGATATCTGTTGATACGTGTATAAGACCCGCGAGATCTTTTTGTGTATATTGTTTGCAACAC